TCTTTATGAACCACAATATATAGTGTTTTTATAGTTGTGTATTCTTGCTTAATCACCACATATACGCTTCAATTCGTTTATTGACTTAGCTATCGTTTTTTGATTAGTTTACCATAGAGTACCCTCGGTTCAATCGAGGGTATGAAAAAAGCCCTCTGTTTAAAAGAGGGCTTTCATAATATAATGATGCTTTTTATTACAGCAGTTCCGAAACTTCGGAACCGTTCTTGAAGGTAAAAACCAGCCTGCCGTCCTCGTGGACGGTAACATGGTCAACCAGTGCATTCCATGTTTCGTCCTTGAATACCATCGGCAGGTCGTACAGTTCACCGAGCTCAAAGAGGAATCCGCTCAGAATATCGCCCTTGAGCTCCTGAAGCTGACGCTGTTCCTGTAATGCCGCCAGCCGCATTTTTGCCTTGTCGTAGCGGTCGATATAGCCATCGTAGCGGCTTCGGTATTCCGTCTGGTCGAGTGTAGTACTAGCGTTCTCGTCAACCAGCTTCTGTACCAGCCCGGAAAGCACATCAATCTCGCTGGTTATCTCTGCGACCTCCTTATCGATGGCATTGAAATCAGTGAATGCCGTATGCAGAACCCTGCCATCATCGATGAGAGCCTCGCGGTCAATCATCAACTCGCTGACCGCCTTCAAGAACATCTCTTTGATGTCATCTTCATATAAATGAGGTGTTCGGCATTTTTCGACACCCTTGAATTTGCCGTTGCACTGCCAAATGGTACGGCGGTACTTACTGTTGGAATGCCATACCTTTGAGCCATAATACTCACCGCAGTCTCCGCAGATAAGCTTTGCCGAGAATGGGCTTAGGCTGTTGTGGTGCCGTCCGGTTGCTTTCCTCCGTACCATTTCATTTTGGACTCTATCCCATTCTTCTGGACGGATAATCGCCGGATGGCTGTTTTCAACATAGAATTGAGGAACTTCGCCCTCGTTAGGCTTCATCTTTTTTGTCAAAAAATCTGTTGTAAATTTCTTCTGCAGGAGCGCCGCTCCCTTGTATTTCTCATTGGTGAGAATGCTCTCAATCGTGGTGGCCTGCCACTTTTCTTTACCACCCGGTGTGGGAACACCGTTCCTTGTGAGGCTGGCAGCTATCGCATTTGTGGTCTTGCCCTGAATGAACTGGCGGTAGATACTTCGCACGGTTTCTGCTTCCTCCGGCACAATCTCCATAATGCTGTCTGCGCCCTTGCAGTAACCGAGGAACTTTCCATAAGCAACGCTGACCTTGCCATCGGCAAAACGCTTCCGCTGACCCCATGTGACGTTCTCGGAAATGCTCCGGCTTTCTTCCTGGGCCAACGAAGACATGATGGTGATGAGCAGCTCGCCCTTGCTGTCAAGGGTGGCGATACCCTCCTTCTCGAAATATACCTCGATGCCCTTTTCCTTGAGTTTTCGTACCGTGGTAAGGCTGTCGACCGTGTTCCGTGCGAAGCGGCTGACGGATTTTGTAACTATAAGGTCGATTTTACCGTCCAGAGCATCGGCAATCATCTCGTTGAAACCATCTCTGTGCTTGGTGTTCAATGCCGAAATGCCCTCGTCCGTATAGACCTTGACGAATGTCCACTCAGGCTTTGACTGGATGTATTTGGTGTAGTAATCCACCTGCGCCTCGTAGCTTGTCTGCTGTTCCTCGCTGTCGGTGGAGACGCGGGCATAACCGGCAACACGTTTTTTGACTGCGGCATTGCGTGGCAGACCCGTATGCATCATCTTTGTTGCCGGAATAATTGTAATATTCTTTGCTGCCATCAACGTTCACCTCGCTCCAATGTTTTCTTTCTGGAGGCATCCCGCATCTCAGGCGTCCAGCTCTGCGCTCTGGAACGGTCTGCCCATCGTTTAACGGCTTCTGTGCCGTCCTTGAAGCAGAATACCAAGGTGTTGCCCTCTGCCACTCTGACATCCGTTATTTTATTGTGGAGAGCTTCTGCATCAAAATTATCTGTGCCCATGACCTCGGCGGTTACCGCTATCAGTGTTTCCTGTGGTATCTGCTTGGAAGCGCAGGCTGCCTTGCCGAGTGTATTGTAGGTGGCACATATCCACACGGGTCCGGCGGCAGTGACCTTTCTGCGATAATGTTTCCCGCAAATGTCGCAGGTGAGAAGACCCGTAAAGGAGTAAACTTTCTGAGGACTGCCTGGGTGCGTATGCTTTGCCGCCCGTCGTGCTATCTCTGCCTGTACCGCATTAAAGGTTTCCAGCGGGATGATGGCTTCATGAGCATTCTCGGCGTGGTACTGCGGCAGCTCCCCGTTGTTGATGAGCGTTCGCTTCGTGAGATAATCCTCTCGGAATGTGGTCTGAAGCAGAAGGTTTCCGGTGTAGGTGTAATTGCGTAAAACCGCCATCACGCTGCTTTTGCACCACGGATTGCCGAAGCGGGTTTTAATATGATTTGCATTCAGTGTTTTCATAACAGCCGTTACGCCCATGCCTGAGATATAATAATCGAAAATCATCCTGACAGTCTCCGCTTCCTCTGGCACGATTGTCAGCTGGCCGTCTTTTTGGCGGTAGCCGAGTATGGTGCAATTCCAGGGTATGCCATCCTCGAAATTGCGTTTGACCCGCCACTTTTGGTTCTCGCTTGCCGAGCGGCTCTCCTCTTGGGCATAAGAAGCCAAAATGGAGAGCATCAGCTCTCCATCGGCACTCATGGTATGAATGTTCTGTTCCTCGAACCACACGTCGATGCCGAGCCCCTTCAGCTCCCGCACCGTTTCCAGCAAGGTGACTGTGTTCCGAGCGAAGCGTGAAATCGACTTTGTGATAATCAAATCGATTTTCCCGGTATGGCAGTCGGCAAGCAGGCGTTGGAAGTTATCGCGTGAATCCTTCGTTCCCGTTTTCGCTTCATCGGCATAAACGCCGACGTAAGACCAGCCACGGTTCCTCTGAATGAAATCGCTATAGTAGCTGACCTGTGCAGCAAGTGAATGGAGCATCGCGTCCTTGCCGGAGGATACTCTCGCATACCCCGCGACCCGGGTCAGCTGTTCTGACGGCGGTTTCAAAAAGGTAGTCTGTGTAATGCTTCGTTCCATGTTTTTCCCTCCCTTGTATCAAAAACTGGTACTCTATATATTGCTCTAAAGGCGGTACATATCAAGCAATTTCGGCATATATACTGTCCGAAGATAGACCATATTTCTTATTGATTATTGTGTATGCTTTTCGCCTGTCGGCCTGCGTGAAGCAACCGTCCGCTACCAGCCCATCAATGAGGGCAAGGGTGGTGTGATACCGCATAAGCGTATCCGGCGAATACTTATCCGAGCTGCTTTCCACGGCTTTGCTGATAACACACTCTTGAACAGTACTTACGGTTTTTGTTGCCATAGCTTTCATACTCCTTCCCGCAGTATTGACACACGAGGGTGTAATACGCTTTCTTGTTGATTTGTTCTTGATGGGCGTTCCACCATGAGGTACGGCATTTATCCGAGCAGAACTTTTTCTGTCTACGACCTTCCGGCTGTGAAAAGGTGCTGCCGCACTGGGCGCACCGATGAGTCCCCGGCAAGTCAGGGTGCCTGCGGATATATGACTTGATCGTATTCGGCGAGAGCCGGAGCGCAGCCGCGATAACTGACGCTCCCTGCCCGTTGAGCCGCATTTCCGTGATAGCTTTTATTTGTGATGGCTTCATAACTGCACTCCTTTTCTTGCCGATTGTTACCTACTCCGGCGCATTGTGAGCAGGCGCTCCATGACATCATCTGCGGGTGTCCGAGATGCGCTGCAATCCATAGAACTGTTTTCACGAACGACTGCGAATATCTGATTCCACAGCGCATTTGCATGCTTGGAATACTCCCGCGCCATAGAAACGTATGGCGATGTGATGGGAGCACCGGTAGTTGGATGTTTTGCAAGGAAACCAAAGGTCGATATGGCTTTTTCGCATTGAATCCATCGTGCCGCCGCTACAGCGTACTGTTCCAAGCTCTGCTGGGTTACCATCTGCTCACATCGGAACTTTCGAAGCCAATCCCATGTGGATTTGTATATCTCGTTTGCCACAAGCTCCTGCCCGTTTTTCTGCTCATCCGACAGAAACTCGTGCGGCGGCGGCATCTCCACGCCTACCAAGTCCACCGGCTCCGGCAGCGGAATACCGACCGACCTGTTTTTACTGCGACCCTCTTCCATTTTATCTGCAAGAGGCTTTCTCGGCCTGCCGCCGGTGCCCGGTTGCGGTCCTCTGTTTCCCATAAAAATCTCCTCCTTTATTTTTGGGGTCAATACCCTAATAACTTATGAGTTTTTGTCTACGAAGCCCCACGCCGCTGTCCGCTTCAAAAAGCCGTAGAGATAAGAATCCCCCACCCCTAAGGACAAAACGGACACAAGGGACAAAACAATATGCAACTGCGCTGCAAAGGCAGATACACGACCTCGGCAGCGCAGTAAACATATATTGTTCCTGTGCAAAACTGTAGGACAAAACGGACTAAAAGGACAAAATCGGTTACCAGACCTTCAGCGCAAACGCCTTGGACTTTTTGCTGATACGATAGTGCCAGTTGAGCTCGTTAGGGTCAACCGGCTCGTAGCCTGCCTGAAGCATGGCATCCTTGAACTCATTGTTAGTAAGGTAGATGCCCGTGTCACGCTCAAGCAGATGCTTGATACCGTAGCTGGTGTGGCCGCCAAGCGGTGTTTTGCGCGGAGCAATGCTATTGGAAATCCAGTTCATGATCGCATCGATTTCCTCTTGCGGGTGGCAGGTAATTAGGTCATAGTCTA